GGGAGAGCTTCGGACATCACCACGACCTTTGCGGTGTCTGCTTCGGTTTCGCCTTTGGCTGCTTTGTCTGCTTTGGCTTTTGCCTCTTTGTCTGCTTTGGCTGCTTCGGTTATCGCATTGTAAGCTTTCCGCAAAGTGTACATTTTCGGCGCGTCTTGAATTGTTTTCAAACCTTTGTCGCCTTTGTAAACTGCCGCGAACACTGAACATGTTTGCTTGATTGTCGCGGGAATGATGTTTTCGTCTGCTGCTTCTTTGGCTGCTGCTTTGATTGCATCCAATAAAGTTTTGAATTGATCCGCGCCTTGATTACTTTCAACTTTCAAATGATTTTGAACTGCAACCAATACAGCGTCTGCTTTGGTTGTCATATCTGTGACCATTGCTTTCACAACTGCTTGAACTGCTAAGGTCGTTGCTGCTGCTTCAATAAATTCTGCGCCCTCTGTGATACGCTCGGCGTCTGCTGCTGCTGCTGCTGCTTTGGTGTTTGCTGCTGAGTTGTTCATGTTTTCGGTTTCCTTAAAAGGTTTACACTGTAAACGATCTGTTTGGATGTGATCGCCTAAAGGTTGTACAGGGTTGCATCATTGCTTCCCTTAAAATCACAATAGCCCCAAACGTCCATATGTGCAAGGACCTTGTCCTAAATAAGCCGCCTTTGTCCTAATCGATTTGAAAAGGTTTACAGTGTAAACGATTGTGTATTGTTACAATATAACATGACCGAAAAACAGCACAGATAGAGATCAAATAGAGATCGACCAGATGCGCCTATATATAAGGCATGGAACAAAAGTAGAACACTCATGCAATCTCTTGTTCCCTTTATGTTCTTTTGGCCCATCGTTTACAGTGTAAACTATTACGGGAGATTTGATATCTACCGCGCCCTCTTGTTCTTATGATCCTGCTGCTATCTGGTGGCGTGACTGGTGGCGTGGAATATTCTGATATTGATATAAATCGACAAATGAGAACAAAACGTGAAAATCGTTCACGCCCACCCCTATGTTATATCATAACACACCCACGCCCGACCCCCTATGGGGGATTTTTGCCGCCGCTATAACGTAATTAGGGTTTCAGATTTTTGTGAGTAAATACTACAACCACTTATGGAACCAATAGCCCCCAAGACCCATAGGCCCTGAGGGTAGCTTTGTATAGTATTTATTGATTGAATGATCTCATCAACACCATCTCTGGTAGTATGGTTTCCTAGCCAACTATAGTGTCTCTTTATACTATGGGAACTGGGGGGTCTTTCCTAAGGTGTCCATTATTACATCCATGTCATTCCCTTGGATTGTTGGGGACCTTTTAGGAACAAGGAAGTGTCCTTAAACTTCTCTAATTCTTGCATGAATGTGTCTTCTTTTCGGACAGCCATTTCCTTATCTGCATCACTAGCCATCTGTTCGACCCAGTAGGCCACAGCGATTGCTAGGGCGTCTAGTCTATCGTCATGTCCCAAGGCCCCACGGTCCTTACTGATCCTAGTCATCTGGTGGATCAGGGTGTATCGACTAGCCTTCTCTGGTGGGTAGTGTTGAACACTCTTCCAATCCTTCTCTAGGACCTTAGGATCGATGACCAATCTGTGCTGGTTCATCACAGGCTCTAGGGTATCGATGATCCTTAGTTCCTTCTGTTTACTATGACGCACTTCCTCAATGGAACAGGGATGCACACGGTTAAACACAGGCTTTAGGAGTTCAGTAAACATACCGTCACCAAAGTTGCTTTCGATGATTGTGTAGTTGACGTTGTACTGTTTAGCTATGTAGGCCAAGGCCTGTAGGGTCTCAGGGCCGTAGCCACCTTTGAGGCCCCCTGCATCCTTCACATATAGGATACCGTTGTGCATCTTTACGACTGCGTAGGCTGTCTCATCCTGACCTCTACCTGAGGGGTCGATGGCTAGGACTGAGCCTGTGTAATCTAACCAATCCCCTAGGGTCTCTACAGGACCGTAGAAGCGGTCTCCTGACAAGGCTAGGTTTGGTAGGTCTTGGATGGGGACTGATTTCCCCCACACCACCTTCTCTGGGGCTTTGTCATTATCGACCCCCATGACAATAAGGTCTGAGACCTTCAATGGATACTTGTCTCCATCGGACAGTGAGGTGTCCAGCATGAACTGTAGGGCGAAGCCTGATCGACCATAGGATAACTCCCGTTCAGTCAGGTCCTCATCATCAAACCTTAGGGAGTCTGTAGGCGTCCCTAGGAGGGCCTCATCATCATCTAGGGCTTCGGACACCAAAGGGGCCAGCCTGTCGCTGTACTTGGCTCTCAGGGCCTCTGAGGGGTAACGGGCAGGCCAGATGCGTAGCTGGTAGCCACGGCCTCTTAGCTCTTCATAGAGAGACATCTCGCACTGTGGGGTTCCTAGGTAGATTACCCGACCATCGGGTTTAAGGACAGCATCAAATTCCTTGACGCTCTCTCCTAGCTTCTCCCTCATCATCTGTGTAGCGGAGTTGTTAGGGACCTCAACGTCATCTGCAATGATGATGTCGGCACGGGAGCCTGTAAGCTGCCCAGAGATACCCACACTCTTAACACTTGGTGAGCCTGAGGCCATAGCGGGTCCTACGTCAAAGGCGATCTTAGACCACCGCTGGGTATCCTTGGCTATTAGGTGTTGGCAGATGGGAAGCTGAGTAATGATCTGCTGTGAGAATGTTGAGAAGTCATCTGCCCTACTCTTAGAGGCTGAGACAACCATGAACTTCTTGTCGGGGTCTAATAGGAGTTGGTGTACCACGTAGGCACAGGTGATATAGCTTTTACCCACACCCCGAAACGCTTGGATGACCATACGCCTAGGACCCCCTTGGAGGTAGTCAGCCATGTCATACTGGATCGGGGTGGGGTCAGGTAGGTTTAGGTGCTTCCATACTAAGAAAAGAAAGTTCCTAAAGTCTCGCAGTTGTGCGGGTACTTCGTTACCCTGCATTTTTACCTGTTAAGTATTCTGGTGCTTTTTCTTCTCGCTGTTTGTCACACCAAGGACAGTTACGATGAGCCATGCGTCGGATGTCTCCCCTGCACACCCCAATGTCTCTAAGTTCGTGGTCCTTGTGAAGGCGTAAGACCTCTACTGCTTGATTGGCCTTCATGTGCCACTGGTAGTCTCTGAATAGCTTCATAAAGTTAATCATTGTTTAAACTGTGCGCCTTGAATCTCTGCATCTGTGAAGGGGAGTGAGTTGAGCAAGTTGCCTACTGGACTGTTAGGAACAGCCAAGGCCTCAACACCGTTATCTTTTAAGAATTTAACGGCTACGCTAATTTCAGCGGCGGTTGCTTCTCCACTCTTGACTTTACCCAAAAGTTCTTCAGCAACCGCACTGTGCAGAGCATCCAAAAGGTCGAAGGATGCTTTGTTACTCATTTGTATATTTCTTTCTAAGTTAGTTCATAGCCCACATTACTATTGCCACCATTGCCACAACAGTTATGCCAATTATTAAGCTTATTGATGTGACAGCGATTTCTTGCATTTGCTCTTTATTCTCAGCCTTGGCTCTTTCTGCCAGTACTTGCCTGTTTTTATCTTCAAGCTGCTGTTCTCGCTGTAAAGTGACAATTTCGGTCCAAGCATAGAAGCCAAATCGCCCAATAATTAAGGCCTTAACTTCCGCAATATGCTCATCTGCTAGTCTTTGATCTATGACCGTCTGTGTAGGCGATTTACCTACAGCACGTTGTTGTCGTTCTTCTTGTTTAAGTTGCCTTTTGCCCTCAAATAAATCATCGACCTGAGTGGCTAATGCACCCATATCTTGCGCAGCATTAATTCCTTTAGAAATTATCTCTGCTGATTTCTTTACGAGCGCGATCCCTGCTAAAATCTCTGCTACTGCCATCTTATCCTACACTCTTACTCCCGCTGCATTTCCAGCGTTTACGAGAGAGCCTTAGGGGGCTGTTGGGGTCGTTTGCTGCACCAGAATGGGACCTCATTTGACCCGCTGACCTCGCACAGTACGCATCACCTTTTGAGGTGTTTGGTCTAACACGGGGTCCCCCATCTGAGGCTTTCCCTGCTTGACCGTATGAGACCTTTTTACCGCTCTTTGTAACTTTGTATCGGGCTTTACCTTTACTAGGTCCTGTACTCATTAACCCTATGTCCTTTTTGGTTGTCTTGATAAATTAGTCTTAGCTGAGACTACCCGTAGGTTTGCAGGGCTGTTGTTATTGGCATTGTAATTCTTGTGATCTACATGCTTACCATCGCCAACCTTGGCACGGCCCTGTTTGATCATGTACCGCCTAGCTTTGTTACGGTTTGATCTGCGCTTTCGTTGCTCTGGGGTGCCGTGGTAATCTCTGTATTCTTTTTTATAGTCACGGCTCATTTAGCTGTGCCTTTCAATTTGTCGAAAGTCCTGAGACCCGCGAGACCCAACATTGCCATGACAAGCTCAAACAGAGCGTCCATAGGAACGTCAGGTAGTAATACTAAGGGTACGCCAAACATTACTGCGATCCATGAGAAAAAGGGGTGACCCACAAATGCCCAGAAAACGCCTATGCTGCATGTCCAACCTATAGCTGGACGCCAACCAGCAACCCATATTGATCTGTGGGCTGCTTCAACTTGATTGGTAGATGCTTGCATCTTGTTGACTTCGTTAGCAGCGGTCACTAGCTCAAGCTCAATTCTCTGCTTGGCTAGTGCCGCCCCTGCTTTATCAGGTATGCTTTTATCAACGATCTTTAATATGTTTGGCAGCACCGAAACGAGTGCTTGTAACATTTATTCTTCCTAATGATTTTTAGTTTGGCGAGTAGCCAGTTTCTCAACGGCCCCTCTAATTGCTTTTAAGTTCTCATCTATACGCGCCATGCTAATTGCTTGATCGTGTACAGCTTCCTCAACACTAACAAGACGATTTTCCATCCTACTAATATCATTTCTATTGGTCTCAATATCGGCCATCATCATGGATACCGTCCAGACAATAACCGTACCCTGTACGATCAATCCAAATATTAATGAAAGAGGTACGGTTTTTGATATGTGCCAATCACTTTGAGCCACTTGTTTCACATTTGATCCCTAATCCTTCTACATTCTGTGCAAAGGAACCCTCCCACCAAGAATAGTATAAACTATCCAGTTCAATAGACATTCCATCTGGTTGGTTGAAGGCATCTGCGTATGAGCCTAGTCCTACGGGTTTCTTTGAATTGTTAATCATAAATGAAAGGCTTGGGTCTGCGTTTTCCACGCACCGCCTTCCTCTTTCCTCTGCATATTCCCAAAAGTCTGAAACAAACTCAGAGCCAGCATAGTAATGAAGCATTATGATATTCTCAGTTGCATCTATTACTGCATTGTATCTTCGTTCTGTTAAGTCTTTTGGATGTCCTGAGAACCAGTGGTATCCCGCCTGTGTGTTTATGGCGTCTACGTTCCCAAAAGATGTGGCTTCTAAGGGTTCTAAAAAGAATGAAGCATTACCGTTGTAGGCTATGTTACCCTTAAAATTTTCACGCCTTTTGTAGTTCTTAAATGAGAACGCATTTGTATCGTTACTAGGTACTAGATTGTACTGTTCAAAAATGTGTTTAACGTCCTCTTGTACCTCTTCCAAAGTGTTGATGTCTTTGTTGTACATATACCCGATAGAGCATCTGTTTTGTAGAGGGATACCAAATACCCAGCCATATGGTCTAGCAATGGTCAGTGTATGGTTGAACCTTGGAAAGTCCCAATAGCACTGTGTTACATATACAGAGTTTACTGGGATGTAAGGCGATAGCTTACAGTCCTCATAATCTTTGGGTTTCCCAGAACAGTCTAAGATGAAATCTGCATCAATGTCTGATACATCTACATTCATTCTCTTGATGTTTACGTTACTTGAAAGCTTATCTTCCACAAAGTCTTGGAGCTTCAAAGCGTTAAAGTGTATTGAGGTATGTGGGCTTGGGAAATCATGCAAGAAGGGGGTCTTGGTTTTACCCCAGCCTTGCTTGTAAATACCCGTCTTAATAGTCGCATCTACTTTATCAAAGTCTTTGGGTGAAAAGTTCACACACTCTTGTAAGCGTTTGGGTAGGGATAGGTTTGACCCTTCCCCTACCGCCTGTGGTTTTATGTTTGGATCAAAGTACCAATCCACCTCAATGCCAGACCATTTAGTAAAGTAAGCTGCCGACATACAACCAGCCGTTCCTCTGCCTACTACGGCTACTTTAGTCATGTAATACTTGACCTCTAAAGTCTATATTAGGGGTCGATAGAGGCCAGTCTGGGTGATCAGGTGCATCTCTTAGAGATTGCCTATAATCAATCAAATCTTGATCTGGGGTCCTGTCTGAAATCATCAAAGCGTCTGTGCGTTTTAATTCGTTATCCCGCTGCTTTCGATAAAGTTTTGCCATCTCATCCAATTCATATTGTGTAATTGGTGGTTCTGTTTCTACATACTCAGGCCAATTATTTATTAGTTCGTCATCCTCCACGTTTATGCCGTATCGGGTTAGTTTATGATAAAATATTTTAGTCACTTTATTACCTTTTATGTTTGCCAGTAGAGCCTTAGGCTTCCACCCGCGCCGCCGCCGCCTAAACCAGAACCGCCACCTCCAGGAGCATTACCATTTCCATTAAGGTTACCTCCATTACCAGAAAATGTAGATTGGGCAGGACCCCCAGAACCCCCATATATTGAAGCCGCTTTTCCACCAGCAAATTTCACGGTGTAATTAGAAACAGAACCTGAATCCACGCCGCCATATGCTTTCCCAAAGATATTTCTATCTATGGCTTCGCCAGCTCCAATAGTAATATTTGTTAGTATGGGTACTGAGTTAGAAGCCGAAAACTGGAAGTGTTGCCCTTGGAGGCCAGTTGTTGATATCATTGCGGTACTAGATAAAACTCTAAGCGTCCTGTCGGCTGCTGTATTTGTGCTATAAGTCGTAGAGGCAATATTTACTGTGCTTGGCCTCATCTGACCAGCCTGCCAATTGTTATTGGGGCCAACAGTTGATGCAATAGTATAAGTGGCACCTTGCATTGACTGCGCAGACCCTACAAACATTAGTGCGCCACCGCCATCTCCACCAAACTTCCAAGTTGCATTATTTTGATAAAGGCTGTTATTTCCACCAGCGCCACCACCGACTAATAAAAGCCAGACAGCCGCATTAGGGTCCACGCCCAGCGCACCAGTTAAATCTAGAGTGCCTGATGTACTTGTGGCATACTGTGATACTTGGAAATTAGGTTCAAAAGTCAGACCTACGGGGGGTGCTTCACCAATCCCATTTGCGAAGAACATATCTTTAGTGGCTTGGTCTACACCTGTAATGTTTGTTAAGCCGCGACCAGTTGATATTACCTGATTTCCATTTATTTCAAGAGATTTTACGTTTGTAACATTCTGACGTACTTCTAGGCTCTCAGACCCACCAGCAACCACACGCCATTGGTTAATAGCGTGGTACTGCATGTAGGTGTCTGTATCACCATGATGTTCAATTTTGTCACGAACGCTTATATCTTCAACGCTGGTAATACTGTTACCACCAAGATATATATTGCCTGTGAATGAGCCACCACCAAATGGGTTACCAGTACCACCAGTGGCACCATCGGCACCAGCGGGACCAGCTACTGTACTGTTTGCACCGTCTGATCCAGCATCTCCTGTAGCACCTGAGGGTCCCTGTGCGCCTGTAGCACCAGCGGCACCAGCGGAGCCTGTAGACCCTGCCGTTCCTTGTGTTCCTTGTGTACCTGTGGTCCCTTGGGGGCCAGCAGCACCAGTAGCACCAGTATCACCCTGAGGACCTACAGAACCTGTTGTACCCTGAGGACCTGTAGCTCCTACAGCACCAGTGTTGCCTATAGAACCGTCAGACCCATTAGTCCCATCTGAACCATCTGCACCTTTTTGAGCTATCTGTTGCCAGTATGTTGTATTTGTAGTTGCTGTACCTGTTGGAACGTCAAGTTTAGCTACAAATGATTCTCCGCTATAGTAAACGGCGTCTTGAGAGACGTAAGTGGTTGCGGAACTCCAAGTTCCTTTCCAACCTATGCGTACTCTACCTATATTTATTGTTCCCATTTTAAATTGTACTCACTGAAAGGTAGCCATCTGAACTGATTGTAAAATCATTGTCATTTGCACTACCGTAATATTCTATTTGAAGGATGCCATCGGATGTAATTCCCATGCGTCCGAAAGCTAAACCAAGAGGAGTTGCTCCCATGTTACCCCTAGGTCCTAGAGGTCCTATAACACCTGTTTCACCTTGGAGACCTTGAGAGCCTGTTGAACCTGTAAGACCTTGCCCC